TGTTTTCTTTCTCAATATCAAGAAGCATTTTTCTCTTCGCCTGCACCTGTTTATCCAGGGAAACCAGATTTTTCTGCATTCCAAGTTCTAGGTTATAATACTCTTTCATTGTCATTTCTTCTTCATCAATCATTTTTTGACAATTCTCCTGAAGATCAAGCAACTGCTTATAAATTGCTTCTCTTTTCTCTTCAAAATCCTTACATTCTGCATATAATTGACAATAACGATTGATAACGCTGCTATATAGATCGTCATTTTTCTCTATTTTTTCAAGGAGTTTTTTGATTCTTAGAAACTCTTTGTGAGCTACTGGATCACTTTTTACTTCTTTTCGTTCTTTTAATTTTTCACCAGTCAAAAG